TGCAAGAGGAGAGGGGTAAGCGCCATACCGGCATGAAGAATCAGGCACTGCTGGCTGCCTTGGTTGAGAATAAGGCAATTAAGCCGGAAACTCTTACAAAATTGTTGTTAGACAATGTCAAAGTCGGCGATGATGATTCCCTTGTATTTGTAGGCACAGAGGGAGATGAAATCCCGGTGAAAGATGGCGTAAAAGGCTGGCTTACGAGCAATCCAGAATTTCTTTTGAATAATCAGAATCCCGGGGGTGGATCCGGAGGCGGTGGAACAGGTGGGGGACAACCCAGTTTTGCGGCCTCTTTGTTAAAATCTCAGCAACCAACTGAAAATCTACAAAAAGCCGAATCAATCTATTTCGGCGGTAACAGTAATCAATAATCGAATAAAAGGAAGGTGCCAATATGAAATTTATTCAAACTGATTATTTAAACACAACGACGATTTTAAAATTCCCTGATCATTTTGTAGCCATCCCAGTAACGCTTGATGATACTGGAATTGTTGCGGATACAGATGGTAAAAAGATTATCCCTGCAGGTACCAATATAGGAGGAGTATCAGCTGCTGTTTTAAGTGATGATACTCAACTTGTATGTGAAAAAAATTCTGATGGTGCTGCGGGTGCTGCAGGGGCTGCCGTTGATGCTGAGGGTGTTTTATTAAATAATACGGATGTTACCTATGGGCCTGCATCGGGGTCTATGATTATTCATGGTTTCATCGATATTAATAAGTTATCTGAGGTGCCACATGCCAATGCAATTAAAGCATTAGCTGGTCGTGTAGTATTTTTAAAATAAAACTAATGGAGAGTGAAGTGTAATGCTAACTATTTTTGATTTAGTGACACCTAATGAAATTTCAGCATACTGGGTAGGTCTGGCTTCAAATAAAATCCCCTACTTGGGGGAAGTGTTATTTCCTCCTCAAAAGAAGCTCGGACTGACTTTATCTTGGATCAAAGGCAGTCAGGGATTACCGGTTGCCTTAATGCCTGCTGAATTTGATACAGAGGCACCAATCAGAGAGCGCATTGGTGTTACTCGTATTGAAACGGAAATGGCGTTTTTCCGTGAAAGAATGGTGATTAAAGAAAAAGAACGGCAAGAATTATTGAAGGTTCTTTCCGGCGGCAATGCAGCTATGTTGCAAACGTTGATTAAACCTATTTATGATGATGTGACCAATCTTGTAAATGGCGTGGATGTGGATGCTGAACGAATGCGGATGCAATTGCTTTCTACGGGCAAGATTGGCATTGAAGCCAATCGGCTGAAATATAATTACGATTACAAATTCAAATCTGCCAATAAAATAACATTGACTACTACTGATAAATGGTCCGATACGGTAAATTCAAATCCGGTGACAAATATTCTTGATTGGATTAACAATGTTGAAGAGGCTACTGGAAATCGTCCTATTCGTGCCATTTGTACACGGAAAACATGGGGATATCTGCTGAATAACGAGAAAATCAGGAAAGACATGAATGTTGAGAACGGACAGAATATCATTGTTACGGATACAATGATGCAGCAATATTTTGTCAGTAAATTGAGTCTCAATATTACGGTTTACAATAAAAAATATGCTTCAACCGTAAATGGTGCAAGTCAGCAGTTCTTTCCAGATAATATATTTACTCTCATTCCTGCGGGGACAATGGGTAATACCTATTTTGGTACTACACCGGAGGAAGCTGATTTGATGACAGGAGCTAGCCAGGCGCAGGTGCAAATTGTGAATACTGGTGTGGCTGTAACGACATATAAAAAAGTCCATCCAGTCAATGTTGAGACAATTGTGTCGGCGATTTGTCTGCCGTCATTTGAGGCAGCTGATTCGGTATTAATTGCTACGGTGGCTTAAGAGGAGTTTAAGAGGGGCTTAATGCCTCTCTTTTTTGCTATTTAAGCATTTAGTCGCTAATGCTGAGAAGGTGATAATATGGAACTTAAAACGAATATTCGTGACCCTGCAGGACTAGCTCAAGCATTTGAGCGGCTGCTTTTTTCTGTTGTCAATCAGTATCGACTGGCACTCAAAAAGTCCATGCGAAATATCCAGGAGACGGCTAGAGAGGATCATAAATTCATATCGCGAACCGCCAATCTGGAGAGGGCCGTTGATACTCAGGTTGTCAGTGAATGGCCACCGATAGGCGAAGTCTTTCTTGATTTGACTAAAGCTCCATATGGCTTATGGGTCCATGGTGGAAGCAAGGATCATTTTATAAGACCGCTTAGAAGGAAAGCGTTGCGTTGGGTGGGGAGCGATGGAAGGTTCTGGTTTTCAAAAGGACATATGGTAAGTGGCATCAAGAAGGATGAATTCATTTACAATGCTGCTGAGAAGGATCGAGCCTACGTCAATGCCATATTTGATCAGGCAACTACAGCGGCTATAAAGGAGGCAGGACTATGAGCTATTGTGAGCTAGTAGATGTAAAGGACACTCTGCTCAAGGTCCAGGAATCAGACATTGCCGAAGCCACGGATTACGTCGATAGTCTGGCTAAGTCGCTAGGTGCTATTTCGATAATGTCTCCTACGCCCTACGAGGTCAAACAGCTGGCCATTGCCTATGCTTGCATGGTCCGAGCAAAGTATATGGTCGGAAAAGCGCCTAAGGGCGATAGTGAAGATACTTACGAGCGCAAACGCAAAACATATATGGCTGATGTGAGCTACTGGGAGAACAAAATAACGACGGAGTTGCTGACTGGCCGAATGCAAGCGAGGCGTAAGTTTCCTATTTCGACGCCTATTTTCAGGGGGTAACTATGGATTCGCAGAATTTAATGTGGTGGAAAATCATCAAGAGCATTGTTTGTCATTTTAAGACGGATAGTGCTCTTTCGTATGTGCCAGAGGATAATAAAAAGGCCGGGATTCCAGAGAGAGAAGATATTCCGGATTATCCTGCCATTCGCGTATGCCGTGGGGGAGAAAGTGGCCTTGATCTGCAATCGCGCGGAAAAGGTGATGTAACGATTTGGATTGAGTGTTGGCAAGGAAGCGACTCGCAGGACCCCGGCGATGCCTATGAATTGCTGGAACAGCTAGAACAAAAAATGATTGCATCATTGATGAAGTGGCTGCAAGTGGCCCCGGCTGAATTAAAAATCAGGCTTAGCTTTGATATAACCAACATGTCGTCGGATGGTGACACATTCCGACCAGTGGTAGGTAGCAGGACTACATTGATTGTGCATTATTACAAATAAGGGGGAAGATAAATGTTAGGAACTAATGTATTGGATAAGCGCGATATACTGCTTGGGACAGGGACGCTTATGATGGGTGGTATTAATGTTGGCCAGCTCAAAGGAGATGTGACATTTACTCCAACAGCTGAATATAAAGATTTTCTGGCCGGTATACCGCAACAAATTATTAAGTCGGAAAAAATCAGTGAAGGAGCTACTTTAAAGGCATCGATGGCGGAATTAAACCCGCAGAACATGGCCTTTGCTATTGGAGCAAAAAACATTACCTACACCACGGAGACTGTCGTTGATGAAGATATCACTTTTGGCGCAACGCCTGTTACAGTTAAAAAGAACAGAAATATTGAGGCAGTAGTAGTTAAGGTGGGCGAGACATCTGCAGTACTGGGCACCGATTATAAAATTGTGAATCCAGCTACCGGGCTGATTGATCGTATAGAAGCAAGTACGGTAATAACGGCCAATAGCACAGCAAAAATATCTTATACATATCGCAAGAGTGCTAAAATTAGCGCTGGCGGCAGTGAGGATATTCCAGAAATGCCTGCCCAATATGTGTACGACAGTCCAGATGGCGATCAGACGATTACCTTGGATATTTATCTTGGTCAAATTAAGAATGGGCAAGCAATCGCATTTAAGGAAGATGATTATACCATCACGGATTTTGAAATAACGGCTACATCTGACTCTTCACGGCCTCCTGGTGATCAGTTGTATGATTTCAACTATGAATACAATTTTGATGAGTAAAGGGCGGTTAACATACTGTCCTTATTTTTATAATTTGGAGGCAATGGCATGAATGACAAAAAGCAAAAACTTACTCAGGATCAAATGGACGAGGCATTAAACTCGGATTTGTCTCGGGATTTTGTAACGATTGGTATCGATGATGATTCCATAAGGGAAGTAAAGATAAAAATTATGAATGCGAGAAAAGAGCCGATATTTATCCGTGAAATCAAAGATGCCGTCAAAGTTGATGGTGACCTGTCGACACAGCAATTGATTACCATATTAGACGAATTGCCAATTGAAAAGATTGCTGTCGCTGCAGCCTACGTGGTTAAGAATTCGGGTGAAGATGACATTGATGCAGATTGGCTGCTAGATCATGCCACCACAGTGCAAATAATCGACCTGATTAAGGCACAGGTTGAGAAGCAGGGGTACTTGGATTTTTTGTTCGGAATGATGGCGGCTCTAAAGACTGGGAAGGCCCGCTAGCCATCATTGAATATGCACTTGAAAAGGGGCTGTCGACTGAGAAGGTATTAGATATCATGTCGCGGCCTCTTTTAATTTTGCACAAGCATTTGAAAGAGAAAAAGAAATTTGATGATGTCAGGAAACAGATTCAAAAAGGAGGGAGATGATGAGTATACTACACGAAATAGGCGTTTTGCTGACTACCAGCCTAGGCGACATGGCTCAAAAATTTGCCACTGCCAAAGGCTATATGACTGATTTAGGCAAGGGAAATTCTAAAGTTGATATTAATGTTGATACGACGGGTGCTAAAAAGAAAATAACTGGACTAACTAGCGACATTGACCGCCTGCAGCAGCAAACGAAGAATTTCAAGCCGAATATTGATGTCGACACAACCAAGGCGAAAAGTGCTTTTAGTAGTTTAGCCGATGCCTGTGATACCGTTCAAAATGCGGTATATAAGGTTCAACTTGCTTTCTGGACAGTTCAAACAGTCTTAGCCGCTGGATTATCTGTCAAATTTGCTGTCGATTTAGACGATCAGATGGAAAAGTGGGATTTGCAATTGCGAGTGATCACAAAAGATGCCACTTTAGCTAAGCAAATCATGTCCCAATTGCAAGAGTTTGCCAATAACACGCCTTTTAAAACCGAATCAATCCATGAAGCGGGCGTGGCGTTAACCACTGCCGGAATTGGCGCAGATCAGCTGATGGGCTACATGCAAGCTGCTTCCGATTGGGCAGCAGCATTTAATACAGATATATCTGAAACGGCGCGAGTTTTTGCTCGTATCAATTCTGGTGATACTGGCGAGGCATTGGAGCGTGCCCGCGATTTTGGCATATCTATGCGTGACTTATGGGCGCAAGGGATACGTTTTGATGCTGGGGGACAGGTGCTAAGTTCTATGAACGACACCATGGATGCAGTCAAGAATGCAGTGACCTTAAAAACCGCTGGAATGTCTCAGGAACTGTCGAAAACGTGGTCTGGCATGTGGTCAACATTTACCAGCCTTGCCAATCAAGCGGTGCGCGATCTGACAGGTGGAACTTTCCAGGATATAAAAGCTGTGCTGAGCAATATAATCAATCAGCTCAAAGAACTATCTTCTGGCGGATTTTTTACTAGTCTAGGCGAACAGGTAAAATCATTTTTTGAAGCCTTTAGCGGAATAAAACAAGCTATAAATGATATTTTCTCAAATGTAAATTTGACACAAGGGTTATCTGCTGTTTTTACTAGCTTGTTTCAAATGGTAAAAGACGGGATCGAAGTCGTAGGCGAGTTAGCTTCAAGCTTTGCAGAACTAGGAACTAAATCTGGAGTTATATCTGCATTGGGAGATGCATTAAAAATAATTTCTGAAGGAGTAAAATCGGTATCCAATGCGCTTGTGGATTGGGATGGTAAGGCTGGGTTAATCGAGGGAGTGGCTGCGGCATTTGTTGTTTTTAAAATTGCTGCTAATATAGACACCATTATTACTAGTATTTATGTAGGGGCAAAAACAATTGAAGATTCTATGCTAGTAATTAGAACTGCTTTGGCGGCTACAACCTTTACAGAGTTCATTGCTAACTTTAAAGGTTTGCAGGCTATCATTGCCGGACTGAGTTTTGCCAGTCTTGCGAAAGATATAACTGTCGCGGCGACCGCCGTTCGAGTAGCTTTAGTGTCCATCGCCTCAGCAGGTGCCGCTTTCCTGACTACTCCCATTGGACTTGCTATTCTTGCTATCGCCACGGCGGCTGGAGTGGCTACAAAGGCCTATATAGACATGAAGAGTGCTCAAGCAGGTCAGGCAGAGTCCGAAAAAACAGAAGCCGAAATGCTTAAAAAATTAGCTGATTTAAGAGCAAAAGCGAATAGTCCTGAAGAAATAGCAAAAGCGCAACAAGCTAATGTCAATAAAGCCTTTTCTGATGCACAGGTGGCACAGAAAGATGTTCAAAATGCGACGGCGGTATCAAACACGAAAATTGCTGTTGAAACAGCCTATCATGCTAATTCTGTTGCCTTGGCTAAAGAACGTTACCAGGTGGCAGCAGATAATTTGCAAAAACTTTCAATAGTTGAGGCTAGCTATCAAAGCATAGTGGAAGGCAATGGTAAAGAATACAAACCTACTCAGGCATATCTCGATGCAAAGAAAGCTTATGCTGAGGCTTTGTCGGCGGTATTCGAAGCACAAATTACCCAGGCAGACGCATTAGGACAGTATGTTTATCAGGCTCAAAAGCTAATTGCTGAGGCGCAAGCAGTTGAAGCTCTTGGTGGTGATTCCACCGTTAAGCGATATGAGGCTCTTAAGTTGGCCATTACCGAATACTTGGCGGATCTTGACACGCTTAGGAAAGCACAGATTGATGCTTGGGCTAGCATGTCAGAAATGAATCTTGTTATGAACAACTACAGGCCCGACGGCATAAAAGCCATTGGTACTGCTTGGTCTGACACATCCACAGCCGTTATTAATTATAAGCAGACAGCGAGCGTCAATTTAGATGCCTTACAGCGGCAAGAGAAAACGCTGGCCAGTAGCCAAAAGGTTCTAGACGCTACTAGGTTTGGTGAAAGGCTTATCGTGTTGCAGCAGATTCTGGCAAGTGAGCAGTTAGGAGCTCAGCAGCGGAAGCAGCTAATAGCAGAAGAGGCGCAAACCTTTAATAGCTATACTAAAGCCATTGGTGATGGTATAAAGGATGCAATGTCTAAAATTGAGTCTCTGCAGCAAAAAATGATAAGTTCGGCTGCGAGTGCAAGGGCTTTACTCGTTGAGATGGGCGCATCTGATAAAGATGTTATGGATGCCTATAATGCCCAAGTGGAAGTTTATAAAAATAAACTGGATAAAACCGTTGCCGATATGAAAACAATGTACGAAGCCTCAGAAGAAATGCGAAAATTAGGCTTTAACGTACCAGATGTGGTTAAAGTTAGCGACGTCAAGGATGCTTATAAGAATGATATCAAAAATGCTGCAGATCAAATATCACAATTACGTCAGAATATGGCCACACTCGTTGAGGACGCTAAACAAATCGGCGCACTTGCCGCTCAAAATTATTTTGCCGAATGGTCAGGTTACATTAATAATTTGCGGCAGATGATCAACCAAGGGTTACAAGTACCAATATCTTTTGACATGTCAGGGTTAGACGCGATGATTGAGGCAGCAAGGGACAAATTACAGTCAGCTTTCACGAATCTGCAGCCAAATATTATTCTTGACGCGCCCAAGCCGATCATAAACTATAATAGCTTTGCTTTGTCGCCTACCTATCAAATTCAGGTCCAAGGCAGCACAATTAAAGACGTGCAGGACATCATAGCCCAAACTACTGATAATGTTGGCCGGACAATGCGGGATGCTCTCCAAGAGGCGGTGGTTCAATATGGCCTTTAAAATCGGCACAGTTGAATCAATCGGTGATCCGGAAAACTGGTCAGAAGATCCCAAGGACCGTATCATTGTGACGCAATGTATCAATGGCAGCTATGTCGAGGACAATGGGATTGACGAAGAAGATGCTGTCATTTCCTGCACGATTACAGTCACGGAGCAAGATTATCAAACCTTGCTCAATTATCGAATCAGCAGAACCCCAGTGGATATTACAACCCACCGGGGCATTTTTATGCAAGCACGTAAGTTTAAAATTACCAAGATCAGCTATATTGACGGGGCGGCATTTAGGTCCGTTGGAATTGAAATCTATAACGCATAGGGGGAAGAAAATATGTTCTTACACATTTATAAAAATAACCCCACAGCAGGGGGGACCGATGGAACGCAAGTTTCTGAGACTATCTCATCCACATTGTCGGCTGCCACGACCGTTGGAGCCACGACAATAACGGTAGCTACAGCGGATGCACCGAATTTCAACATTAGTGGGCTGGCAATAAAAATTGGCACCGAGTCAACAGCCGTTACATCAGTCTCTGGCAATGTAATTACGGTGCCAGCACTGACCTCAATCCATGCCAGCGGCGAAACAGTTATCAATACAGCTGCTGGTTCAAATCCAATTACATTCGGTCCTCTCGATGCCACAGCTGGAGCAGAATCCACAGCGCAGACATTGGCTATTCGTGCTGATACCGGATATGTGACCGGCGCAGTTACTACGCTCACACCTTCCGGCACAAATGCGGCTGATGTTGCGCTGTCGGCTGATGGCACGACGTGGCTGGCGTATGGTACAGTACTCACATTGGCAACCGGAATTGGTGCAACGAATGTATTGTTTTATGCCAAGGCAAAAGCCATTGCTGGAGAATCGCCGCAAAATGACACGATGATAAAAATTGCTTTTGATTGCGCGACTGTTCAGGCTGCTTAAGGTGGTGGCGTAATGGCTGGATATTTATCGGACGTTTGGGTCGGAAATTATGGAGACAACTCAGTTTCTAAAATATCTGATGGTGTAGTA